GCCAGGGCTGATTTATAATCATAAGTATACCGTGTAGTAGCACTAGTATCATACACTGAAAGAGTTACATTCATGGCACTTCCGTCTGTATTATAGACAGAGATAGAACGGATAATGGAAGTCGTTGCCGCAGGTACTTCATAGACATCCTGGTTAGCGGTGAGTACACTAATCAGAATAGGAACAACTTTATAGACGTTAGCCATTAAGTCATATACCAAGTGAATCGTTCTTGGTCCTCTTTTTGTTGTTGTAAAAACGTTGAGTTCAATTGTTCTACAATTCCACTTAACGCTTTTGAAATTTGTTTCTGGTTAGAGAAATCATATTCTTCTTTTGGTTCAGGTATTTTAATTAATATCTTGGCCATTATCTCATTCCATCTGGTTTAACATCCAGCCTCATGGTACCAAATCTCCAGTTGTCATCGACCGCGGCATTAGCAATCGTAACACTTGCAAATCTTCCTCGTGCTCTAGTATTAAACTGAGTTGAAGAAGAAGTCACGGTAAAAGGACTATAGACGCTTGAGGTTGCCGTGCTTGAAGGGAAACGTTTAAGCTTTAAAGTCACTGTTGCATTTCCTGTTAATGTTTTAAAGTCAGGTAAGAACCGACTGATCGATAAATAATGCTGGCCTGCTCCTCCAACTTCTAGATCAAAGTCATAGGATTCCAGACTGCCTGCAATAGCCGTTGAAGATCCATCGGGATTAATTTGATTGGTTCCTACTTCCTGTTCAAAATAAACTGTCTGACCCAGACCTGTTTCTCCTATGACACTAGGAAAAGTTCCTGTTGCTGTGGAATCAAATTTAGTTGAATGAGGGTTAGGATAAATATTAGCAGGCAGCCATGAGGTTCTTGCTTCAGTACCTGGATACCAAACTCCTCCTGGTATTTTATTTTGTGCACTTCCTGCAGATTCTCCAAAGTTATAGACGGCATAACGATCATTGTAGCTGGCTCCTGATGTTGGGTAATACCATACGACTTCGGTAAATAAATTATTAATAGCTGCACAAAATTGTTGACCTTTAGTTGTGTCTACATCATCATAAACATAATCTTCGATCGTACAGCTTAAAGATTTAACAGTACCATCAAAGAGAAAGAATCCTTTTGTGCTCATCCAGTAGGCTACACCATCAATTTCTACGACAGCATTTTGACCAATCAATCCACAGTTCGTTCCAACTTGTTCAAATCCAAAAGTAAAAGGCGCACCTACATGTTTCATGGTATAGAGCGCCGTATCGGTCCATACTAGAATATTATCTTTTGCTTTAAGAGCTCCCATAATCTTGGTGCCATCCTGAAGTCTTTGACTCCCAGCACTATTGATAGCGGTTGGAGCAAAAGTATTAATAGTTTCCTGGTCCGAGAACCGTATAAACATATCGTCCTGAGTTGATGCCGTACCAATCGTAGTTTCTGTTCCAAGTAAAACCAAGTGGCGTGTCACTGGTGACATCATCATGACTCGAGACGCTGTTGGAGCCGAGGTTGTTGCATAATCGGTTGTGGTCGTTGATGCACGAGTCGTGAACCGTGCTGCGATACTTGCATCCCATGTATAAATTTTTCCATTGGCAATCGTCGCCAATAGAACATCGCCAAAATTATCCAAAGACCAAAGTCCTGGTTCTAGGGTCACGGTTGAAGCTGCCACGGCTGATCCCCACCCTGCATATAAAGTAGCATTATCTACTACGTCTTCATCAGCATGTGATGATCGAGTTGAACCGTCAACCTCTCTGGTAATGACTGTTAAATTATTTGTAGCAACGGCAGTGTAATCAATTAATTCATTTCCAATTGCAATAGTTCCTCCAGCTGATGGAAAACCAGTGGCAGAAGTTACAGCAATCGTGGTTCCTGTTGTTCCAGAAGTGTTATCACCTAAAGTTCCATCTAAATCAGTAGTGGCTACTCCTGAAACTGTTCCACCAAAATTTCCAACGCCAAAACCATAGCCATAAGTTTGAGCCGCAGGACCGACTGGTGCGTAGGGTTTTAAGTCTACACTTCCTCCTGTTGCTGTAGCGCCTGTGCTGGTAAATGTAATAGTAAAAGTGGTTGAAGTAGGAGTGGTAATAACTTGAAATAATTTATCTTCAAAATCAGAATCAGATAAACCTGTGCCACCAGGTAAAGTTACCGAGTCAAAAAAAATAATATCGCCTGCAAGTAAGCCATGAGCAGCAGTTGTTGTGATAGTAATGGTAGTAGTGCCATTGAAAGTAAATGTAGCACTCGAGATGGTTGTTCCTAAAGGAGTGATGTCATAGAGCTGACCTTCATAATAAATGAGTAAAAATTTATCGGTTCCAATAGCTACGTATCGGTTACCATCCAGATCAACAAAAGAGTGTTGAGCTCTGGCTACTCCTACAATAGTATCCGTTAATAAAGAAGACCATCCTCCTATTTTTTCAGGAAGACCATATCGAAATCTGACATTATCAGAATTCACCCAGCGCCTTTCCGCACCGACTTGAGTTTGTTGTTTATCAATTCCTGGGAGTAGTTTAAAATCTACAAGAGCCATATGATAAGCTCCTATGAAGTATAATTAGTTTTATATATCCAGCCTACTGTAGCATTGGCATATACCAACGTAATAGCTTGACCATTATTACTTAAAACTAAATTATCTGTTGAACTATTAATTTTTTCAGCTCCATTAGAATCAATAGTTAAATTGTTTGAACCGAAATAATTTTGACTATCAATAAAGGTTATTTCATCATTAATACTCCCTGCAGGAAGAGTAACGGTAAATGCATTAGTTGTTTTGGTATCACAGAAAATTTGATCACCAACAACAGCAGTATAGGCCGCGGTATGAGTGACATAACTTTTTTGAAGCATGCCTAAAGCCGTATTCGTTCCGTTAGAATAAACTAAAGCTGTTGCTCCTACAGGCATTGTATAGCCTGTCCCTGAAGCCGTCTTAACGATTAAAGTATAATTACTAGAAGATCGTACAGTTGAATCCTTGACAATAAAAATTCTTTCTGCCGTAGCAGGCATAATAAAATTACGATTACCTGCCAGTGTTCCTGTTAGTGTAAAGAATAGATTTTTACCGTTGGAAGTAGATCCGTCATTCAATGCCAAGGTGACATCAGATGCAGCTACATCGACCGATAAATATCCGCTTGATGCCTGTTCTAATATTTCTAGATTGGTATTAGTGACGGTTCCCCATAACCCAGCTTTTTCCCCTGTAGCTACTTTTTCTAACTGTAAATTTGTTGTATATGTTGATGCCATAATTTTCCTATAACGGGTCTATATTGGTCCATGTCATGCTAACATCTGGATCAATTGGATTCCATGTTATCACATTCACATCGGCTGCGCCAGTAGAAATTGTTACTGCACTTCCTGTTACTGCCACAGATCCACTCATAGTGAAAGTAACCGTCCCCATAGAAACAGTAACTCCACTACCTGTAACGACAATCGTTGCTGCGAGAGCATAGGTAGGTGTGCCCTGTGAAACGGTAGCTCCGCTGCCAGTAACGATAACTACAACCCCTTGATGGGCTACAGTAGCTCCAAAAGCTTGCTCTGCAAATGCTGATAAACCTAGCATGGTAGTTACCTACCTCGCTACGTTTGGCATATCATTACTTGAAACTATTGGAAACTCAGCCCATGCCATATAAACATACTTCTGTCCATTGGTATTCAATGATGACAAAGTATTTCTCATTTTAAATCCTTGTGCTGTAAAATCTATAAGTGCACCTGTACTTGAAGCGGCATCTGTATCTGCAACCAAAAATCTAGTTGATGCATTATATGGTGGAGTATCAGTTACAGGAGTTTTCATTACCCAACCCTCACTATCTAACGCCTTAATTACCAAAAATTTTGGTGAAAATCCTGTATAAACATATACACCGCTATTAGACCCACTACTTCCACTAGCTCCAGTTCCTGTATAACTTGCAAATTTTGAATAACCAAATTTTTCTGTAAAACAGTAGGCTATAAAATCATCAGTATTATTAACGTTTGCGTTATTGCCAAGAGTGATATTTACTGAATCAGGTGCGGTATCATACCAAGCACCATTGCTGTCAACTTTAGCACCAGTAGTATTTAGAACCAAATAATAATCTTCAGAAGCTGTTGCATCAAGAGTTCTATGATACACATACCAATCGTTCACAGAATCTAAATTTTTAACAAATATAGCGTGTGGTGCAGCATCCAAGCCATGGGCTAATTTTGCACCAGCAGTATTATTTCCAGTATATTTTAATATTGAAAAACCTGATGTCTGATTAAAGGAATAAGCTGAAGGAGTTATAGTCGTTGAACCATTCGTTGCTATTCCTGTAGTCGTTCCTGCTTTCCAATTCCAAGAAGCCATCGAATCTCCAGATTGATTCCAGGTACCATCAGTTCCTAGAGTAAATCCATCAGAATCAAAAGACTTTAAACCTTGTGCGTAAGTAGTTTCTATTGCGGTTCTATCTGGAAATACAGTTTTAGTTGCTCCTCTAGCTGAATCTGTTATAACATGGTAACCAGCCTGATCCCTATCTTTGGTCCAGTTCATATCAGGTTGAAATCCAACACCTGTAATAACTAGTTCTGAACTTGTTCCTTCAAAAAGGTTGGTATTAAAAAAATCACTTGGTTGAAATGAAATATATTCTGCCATAATTATCCTGCGTAAGCCTTAATATTTTTTGTGCAAACTGCATAAAAACCTGTAGGTGGGTCATATTTAAAAGTCCCTATTCCTGCATCATCTGCATAAGTTGTTCCTGTTAAAGCTGTTGTTCCAAAAACTCCATT